CCACCAGTCGCCATTCACGGTCGTTGACCCCGCCGTGCCGCGCGTGAACGCGCCAGTTACATTCGCTGACATCGCCAACATCGCCCCAAGACAGTTCAAGCTCCGGGTGTTGCTCCAGCCAAGCTAACAGGTCGCCCGCCTTAACCCGCTCACGCTCCCTCTCGGTGGCCATGCGGGCTCCGGCGAGGTAGGCGGCTTGAGTGCAAGTGTATGCCGGCCATTGTGCGCTTTCCCACTCCCGGAACGCCCGCGCTTCGTCCAGTTCCTCGTTGGTCATCACAGCCCCCAGTCATCGGGGACGGGGACGCAGAACACCTCGGAGTGAGCCGGGATGTCCACGGGGCCTGGCATTTTCTTCAGCGTGACACTGTCCGACTTCGGGTTAGCAATCACGCCGTCGAAACCTACCGACGACCACCTGAAGACCCACACCGCGCGATCCAGGCGGATGCGCCCGTTTCCGCGAGTCACGTCGCCCGCGTAAATCCAGCCGCGATCCACTACGACAACGGCGCGAGAGCCAGCGGAGGGGGTGACAGGGGCGTATTCAACGCCGTTGATGGTGATATTGCTCATTGTTTAGTTCCTTTTATTGATTCCAGTTAGTCCAAGAGTCGTGGGTGTGGCGTCGCCGTCGCCGTAGCCGTAGCAGTCGCCGTAGCCGTAGCCGTCGCCGGAGCCGTGGCCGGAGCCGGCGCCGTAGCCGTCGCCGTAGCCGTCGCCGTAGCCGTCGCCGTAGCCGTCGCCGTCGCCGGAGCCGTAGCCGGAGCCGTCGCCGTAGCCGTAGCCGTCGCCGTAGCCGTTGCCGTAGCCGTTGCCGTCGCCGATAGGCTGGAACATCACAGCCCCCACTGGTCATGCACAGGCACGCAGAAAATCTCTGCGCCTTCAGGCATGTCCACGTCGGCAATCGGTCGCAAATCCGCCTTTTCCGTCTCGACCATCTTTGCAAACCCGATGCTTTCCCACTTGAACACATGCACGGCCCGACCGATGCGGATGCGCCCGCCCTCGCGGGTCACATCGCCCGCGAAAATCCAGCCGCGATCCACAACGACGACGGCGCGGGTGCCGGTGACTGCGGGTTTGACAGGTGCGTACTCGATGCCGTTGATCGTGATCTTTTCCATTTGATTCTCCGTGGTGGTTGTCATTCGCTTCTCCCATTCACCCTGCGCGCCCGCTCGGCGCGCTCGTAATCGTCCAGGCAGTCGCGGTCGCAGAACCGCCGCCCGTCGTCCACAGGCTCGGCGCAGGAGTAGCACTGGCCGACTGCGGGTAGGCTCGCACGGCGGCGTGCGAGGGCGTCTCTGAGGTGCTGCTCGACGGTTGCGTCGGCTGCGTCGGCTTCGTCAGACATGATTCCTCCTTTGATACCAACGGTGACGGATACGAAGCATTCTCAGCCTCTCTGCAGAAACCTCGGAGTTGCACACAACCAGCGGCTGCACGCGATTGAGCAGGCTCTCTCTGATCTGTTCGGCGTCCGCACCAAGCAAGGCCGCATGATGCGCGAACACATGCTTGTCGCAACCAAAGAGATACTCCATCGCACTCTTGGCGTCTGATAGCCGGTTGGTCTGTGTGGCCTTCTCATCCTTCGTAGGCTTCGCGCCACCATCCTGCACAGCCTGAATGATGATGCCCAAGAACAGGCGGCTGTAGCAATCGATCTCCTCCTGGTGGATCACTTGGCGTTCTCTTTGTCATGTTTGTCGAGCATCAGACCCAGCTTGATGTAGTGCAGCACCTGACCGGCGACCGTGCGACTGTCCTTCAGCGCCTGCTCCCGCAGTTCCGTCTCGACATCGAGCGGCAGGCGGAACGTCATGTATCGACTCTTGACCATGTTTTTCATCCGTTGATCTCGTAGAAATCACTGATCGCAGCCTTCGCTGCCTCAGCACCTTTGCACACGATACATATGTAATTCAAACTTTGCAAGTAGTTTATCCAATCTTTTTGCTCGGCACTGACCACGCCGCCCTTCTGGCGCTTCATCTCGATCCACAAGCCCCAGGCCGGGACGAACAGGTCAGGCACGCCAGCACTGACGCCTTCGGCCTTGAGCCTGCCAGCAGCCGCACGGCTACGCTGCCCGCCGTTAGGGATGGCGAAGATGCGAACGCCCTTGTACGTCTGCCGGAACCAGCGCACAACCTCGCGCTGTTCTTCGTGCTCGGTAGGTAGGCGGTCGTCGGTCATTCCCAACTCCTTTTCAGCACTCGATAGAACTTCCCATCCAGCCGGTACTCGATGCTCTTTGGCGGATTGGCGCGGAACAACTGCGTTGACAGGTAAGACAGTCCCTCGGTGCCCTGCATGTTCGCCACCTCGGCCACCACTGCACCAGACTTGGCCGCGATCTGCAAAACCTGGCGCATCGCCTTGTCACCGGGATAGCCTTCGTGCAGCACCGGGAAATACTCGGTGACAGGCTTGTCGCTCAGTCCTCCATAGTAAGTGCAGGCCAGCATCTCCTTGCCGCTCGCCTTGCTGGTATGCCTGCGCCATGTCCATGAGCGAACCTCAAACTCGGTGCCCTCAAAGCCCATGATGTCATCATCGCGCAGTTGCAGCTTGGCCCGCTCTGGCTCCGGGAATGGATGCTGACACGCAGGGCAGACCGCCACTGATATGGCGCACAGTTCGCCGCAGTTGTCGCACACCTTGACCGGAGCCTCGCCGTTGCCATCGCCGCCTTTCTTCGGCGGTCGCACGGCGGTGATCGGCCCATGCGTTGCCACCACGCCAGCGAAATCCAGCACCAGACAATGATCGGTCTGGCTCTTGACCCGCATGCTGCGCCCTGCCATCTGGACGTACAGTCCTGGCGACATCGTAGGGCGCAGCATGGCAATCAAGTCGATGTCCGGGTAGTCGAAGCCCGTTGTGAGTACGTTGGCGTTGGTCAGCGCCCGCAACTTGCCTGCCTTGAAGTCTGCTAGCATCTGCTCGCGTTGCGTCTTCGGCGTCTCGCCGGTCACGCAGTCTGCCGCGATACCATTCGCCCGCAGGACAGCCGCCACCCGTTGTGCGTGATCCACGCCCGCGCAGAACACCAGCCATGCACGGCGCTCGCCCGCCAACTCGATCACCTCGCGCACAACCTTGGCATTGTTCTCGTCGGTATCCACCGCCGCCTGCAACTCGCTCTCGATGAACTCCCCGCCACGCTTATGCACGCCGGTTGTGTCGAGCTTCGACTTGGTGACCTTGCTCCTGAGCGTAGACAGGAAGCCCTTGTGAATCAGTTCCTCGATGCTCACCGGCTCCAGCAGCGCATCAAACAGGGCGGGCTTGTCGGTGATCAGCCCATGCCCCAAGCGATACGGTGTCGCCGTCAGCCCGATCACGCGCAGGTTGGAATTGATCGCCTTGAGGTTATCCAGCAGCGTCCGATAGCCTCCTTCTTCCTTGTGACTGACCACATGGCATTCGTCAATGATGCAGATGTCGATATGGCCCAACTGTAGCGCCTTGCGCCGCACCGATTGGATGCCCGCGAACGTGATCGGCTCGCCCAAGTCGCGGCGTCCGACACTGGCAGAGTAGATGCCCATTGGCGCACCGGGCCAATGCAGGCGCATCTTCTCGGCGTTCTGCTCGATCAGTTCTTTGACATGCGTGAGCATCAGCACGCGAGTCTCCGGCCAGTTCTGGAGCGCGTCCTTGCATAGCGCCGCTACGATGTGGCTCTTGCCGGCACCCGTGGGCAGCACCAGACAAGGATTGCCTTCGTTACCGGCTTCGAACCACTTGTACAGTTGGTCGATGGTGCGTTGTTGGTAGTCACGCAGCATTTAGCTTCGCCTTCGTAAACCCCGCAACTTGCTTCTTGGTCAGGCATGTCTGGCACTTCCAGAGATGCGTCTTACCGTTGACGGATCGCACGCGCCGAATCGCCGGGAACCTATGGCAGGATTGGCAGGTTTTATTTGGCATCGCGGATACGCTCGATCATCCTCTGAGCATCCGCCGCGCTGGAGATTGCCCTAGCGAGACAAGTGATCGCATGGCTGTAGTCCTTGCGAAGTAGCGCCGCCTCTGCCGACTTGTACTCGATCAGCGTGTAAATCATCGGGTGCGAATAGTCTTGGTCACTCATGTCAATCTTCCTTCCATGTCTGCCCGCAGGCGGTTAACAAACTCATCATCGTGGTGGCACGCGCCAGGATTGGCGACGATCTCGCGGCTGGAGAACACATGCCAATCGCCCTCGCCGTTCGCCACCTCGCGCCCTTCGATCACATAGACTGCCGTCCACTCATCCGGCCCATCCTTGCGCTGCCACGGCACAAGGTCAGGGTGCAGGACATGACTTTCGCAGCCCTGCCGCTGAAACTCGACCGGGATGTCGTCCGACTCATACCGTTCGCAGCGCCACTGCCCATCCGGCTTCGCCGTTGAATGCGCGCAGGTACGGCAGTTCACATGCTTGGTCAGTTTCGTCCGGTGGCAGAACTCGTGCGCCGGACAGATTTTGCACTCGTACCAGCTAGGGTCCGTGCTGATCGGCGGCGGCATGCGGTCATCCGTCGCAAGCCGGTGGCCGCGTGCAAGGTACTTCTCGGCTACCGCTTTGTCATACCGCACCCGCTCGGTGTACATCCGGTCATCGTTCTTGCAGGCGGCGACATACAACGCCCGGTCGATCTTGGTGCCGTGCATGTACATCTGCATCTGGACGAAGTGTTCAAACTTCGACTTCTCCACCCCCTCGCGCACCAACCTGTCGAAGCTCTTGACCGAGTGCGTCTTGAACTCGGCAACGTGCTTCTTCGCCGGAGCCTCCGGCACGCCGGAATGGATGATGCCGTCCAGACTGCCGCCGACATGACAGCCAAAGTCCACGCGGGACTGCTGCTCGTTGGTGGCGCGGATGTCGATACCGATGGCGCGAAGATCGGACACAATCTGGCGCTCCTCAGCATGCCCACGGCGGAACAGGCGCTTGATGCGACCGGGAAACACCGGCTGCACCGCCCACCGGAACGACAGCCAGAGCCATCGGTCGCAGGGCTTGCCCAGCACGCTCGCGCCCATGTGGGCACGCGGCTCATCTGCCTGCGCCTCGTGGTACTTGTCGATCAGCGCGACTATGCTATTCTCTGCTTCGGGAATCTTCATCTTTCCCCTCCTCCTGTGGTTGACTTCGCCCCGGTCTGCTCGCGCTCGCCGGGGCTTTTTTTGCCCGTTACTTCTTCGACCACGGAGGCGCAGCCTTGGCAGTGCCACCAGCAGGCGCAGAGGCGGGCGCTGCGGCCTTGAAGGTCGTCGGGCTACCTTCCAGCGCCTTGAACCCGCGCACCTCGTTACGGGCCTTGTAGTCGGCCGTAGCCTCCTTGATGTCGAGCTTGATCGACAGCCCGCCGCCGATAAGCTGGTCGGTGTCGTCCACCTTCGCCAGCCCGATGGCGCGCATGATCTCGCCCAACTGCTCCCGACCGATCTTCTCTGCCTTCACGGAAGCGTTCCGCACGTTGATGTTGCCGAACACCACGCGACCCTGGTGCGTCGGCCCGGTGATGTCGTAGCGAACGGCGATGTACTGTCCGTCGCCCGCCCTGGTCGCCTTGAGTTCCGCGCCGGTGATATTTGCCGTGTACCAGCCCGCCGGAAGCGGGTCGTAGTTGCCTGCCTCGCTGACCGGAAGGTCGTTTACGTTGATGGTTTCGCCGAGAAATGCCATGATTACTTCTCCTTCGTGGTGATGGAAAACGATGCCCGTCCGGGCTTCGCAGTGATGGCCGGTGCGAGTGCGCCGGTAATGCTCTCGTCCGTGTTCTTCCAGACGCCCATGTTCAGTTCCGGCTTCCACCTGAACAGCGACGACAGGTGATCGGTCAAGCCAGCCTCTGCCGCCAGTTCCTGCAACTGTTCGCTGCTCACCTTGCGGTCGATGCGCCCGACCATCTTGATGACGTAGCCGTCGCGCTCGACCGTCTCGGTACCGTCCAGATCATCCGGCAGGCGGACGATTTCCTTGATACGGTCCTCGATGGCGCGGCGTTCTTCCGTTGCGCTCGCCTCGCGTTGCTTTGCGTCGAGCCATTGCGCTGCGAGTTCGGAGAGGAGGAAGGTCATTTCGGCTCCCTCGCGCGGATAAGTTCCACAGCCTCGGTGCCGTTGTCGGCAAAGCGCACAGCATCCTTACACGCCTCACGCTCGGCGGCGGCAGTGGCAACAAGGGCGGCGCGGAGGGCAGATGCC